CACTGCTGTTGGAATTATTGGAGTATAAGATTGCGCTTATACATTATTGAAGACTTAGGATAGCGCCTAGGCATTTACGGAGAATTTAAAAACAAACCAGAGAGGATAACTTGTGTTTAAAAACAAACCAATTGAGAGGTTCCCTTGTGTTAATAACAAACCAGACAACATAAGAAACTGAAAGGTTCCCTTGCATTTAAAAACAAACCAATTGAGAGGTTCCCTTGCATTAATATCATAACCTGAGAGGTTCCCTTGTTTTCCAGATTGAAATTTATCATTGCGGATAAATATTGAAGGATTATCATTGCAGATAACCAAAATAAAATCTAGTTAATAAATTGAAGATTAAGGTTGCACCTAATCATAAATAAAATGTCACTCACATTTGAACAACAACTTAACATCTTGTCTAACGGACATCGTTTAGACTTAGAAAATGGTTTTTCACATTACCATTTCATCGGAGCCCCATTTTGCGGACTATACAAGAAGAAAACGACGAAAAACCAAGAACGCAAAAAGACTGCTAAGAGAGTTGAAGAAAAAGTACCTTTAAAAGTAACTTTTGATAATGAAGAAGGATGGAAGATGATTTATGAGATAGCAGAATTGAATATTGGCCAAACTTATTTAGTAGAAGAAATTGTGAAAAAACAACGACGTTTCTTGGTTGAACGTGTTAAGAATGATGATCCTTTTGATCCTCATCCATATATTAATAAGTTAGACGATGAATTGCTTTTTGCTTTACAAGCAACATCGGTCTTAGAGTCAATGGCCAAACAACGTAATAAATTAATCCACTCACTTAATGGTAATATAGATTCAATACAATTGTATCCTTTAGACCAAATGATAATTGATTATAAAAACACATATTGTAAAAAGAATTTCTATTATACGAACGATTTTGGAGATATTAAAGAATTTAATGATTTGAATAAAAATTTAATAAACCTATGTATTGAAACTATAATGCCCGAAAATTTAACCCCCATATTTTACTCACTTGAAAATAAATATAAATTGGAATTGAATTTAGGTAATGAATACGCTAATTATCTAAATGAACTTACTAACAATCATCCACTTGGAATTTTTAGAAATACAATTATTAATGAATATTTAACTCCTATTGATACATTATATAGATACTGTCCTTATTGTACACATATTTATGAATTTAATTACTTAACTAACGAATATAGTGTATGTTTTAATGATGACATTATTGATTACTTATCTGATATGTGTACTGAAACCCATAAATGTAGAAATTGTAATAAAAACATTTTATTTACTAGAAATTACGAGTATGTTGACATTTTAAAATTAAATAATCCTATTTTAACTACAAAAAAATATTTACGAAACTATTCGTATGAGGAAATTGAGATCTTTGGAAATATGGTAGAACAGACAAAATTAGAAGAAGTAAAAGACTTTGTTACATCTATTCCTAATATCTTATCTTATCAAGAAGTAATGGAAAAATTGAAACCTATTAACACTATCACAAGTATATTTAATATTTATAATTCTGAATCCCCTTATCACGCTTTATCTGAAGTTTTACGCTTATTAGAAACTCATAATTTATATTGGAATTTTGACACAGACAAATTGATTACCTGTATCGATTGCATATGTTCTTTATTAAAGAATATACGCGATGTACCCGAATTAATATCCCAAATCCCAGGCATGGACCGAATCTCTTTTTTGCCCGGTAGAGATAATCAAAATGTCAATCAATTTCCAAATATGCAAGAAGAAACATTTGAGGTTAATGAAGATGGCCTCTTAGCTAAAGCACTTAAATTTGCAGAAGATTTTGGTGTTGATCAAAATATTTTAAAATCATGTGGAGCAGTTATAGCTTTACTAACGACTACAGTCGCATCCATCGCTTTGATCGGATGTGGTTCAAAAATTAATAGTTTTAATTTAACTTCAGGAATTTCAAGTATGATCCATACTATGGCAATAGAATGTAAAGATTGGAAAGTTTTACTTAGTTCTCTTAAAGATACTTGGGAATTTATTGCTTCAGCTTTAGGAAAATTTTTAGGCTTCACCTATATGGACAGCAAAACTGCAATTAGAAAAGATTTCATAACAAAATACGATCAATTAAAAGCCGATATCGATGAATTAGAAGATGCTAAAGTTTTAAATTATGCAATTATAAATGATCCCGCTTATTTTAATAAATATTTTACTCGTTATACACAATTAGATGAATTAACAAAAGAAATGGCAAGAACAGATTCTGTTATTCTTTCATATAAAACAGATTTAGCAAAATTAAAAACTAGAATTTCAGTAATTAAAGATGATTATACTAGTTTATTTAATTCAAAATGTGGAAAACAACAACCAACAACTATTTATATTGGTAGTGAATTGTCAGGTATTGGAAAAACAAGTTTTATGGAATGGTGTGTAGAACCTTTATCATTAAAATATGGAAGAGCATTAACTAAATATGTTAAAGGTACAGAAGATTATTGGTCAAATTATGTTTACCAAGATATTTTACATTGGAGAGATTTTAATCAGAAGAAAACACATGAAGAACATATTGAGTTAATTAACATTTATGATCCTAGCCCTACTCAATTAAATATGTCAGATAATAATGAAAAAGGACGTCAATTTAAATCCCGTTTTATGTTTATAGATTCAAATACTTTATATATTCGTCGATCAGTAATGATTGATGATGCCAGTAAATTAGATAGAAGACGTGACTTTGTTTTTGAAGCTTTTACACAATTTAGAACCACTCCTAATAAACCTACTCCTGAAAGTGCTGAAGAAGCTATTAATAATTTATATTTAGTTAGTATGCCACGTATTAAACAAGAAAATGGTAGTGCAGAATTTAACACAGAATATTTTACAGTAGATGGAAG